GAATTCTACAAGTTCTTTGCCTAGTTGCTTGATTACAAATTTCTCTAATTTTTGCGCATCTTCACTAATACGTTTTGCATACTGTGCTTTTGCTTCTGCTAGAGCCTTTTTGTCTTCATGCAGTTCGGCCATTTCTGCGGCCAATCTTTCGCTTAACATCTTGTCGATTGCTTCAACCATTAATGTTTTGTCATGGTTGTATTTTTGTGCAAACTCTTCACGAAGTTCTGCTGTAACTTGGTCGCGATTTTCTTTAATTTGTTGTGCGAAAGCTGCTTCTAGCTCAGTCTTTACGTCTTCGCTAATAACTCCAGCTTCTGTCAATTTTTTAAATGCGTCCAACATTTATATTCTCCTCGGGCTTATTTTAGACCTTTAATAATTTGAAGAAGTGATTCCTTCAAGTATTTCTGGGCCTTTGGATCATCTTGTACTTCCTTGGCAACCTGCAGTGCTTTTAATCCTCCTCTGCTGTTCATGAGATGTTCATAAACAGGAGTAGGATAGGCACCTGGGGCGCTAGGTTGAGCAACTATGTCAACAGTGATAATTTCGAAATCAGAAACGTGTCCATTCATGTCGTTAACATTGCCGCTACCGCGAGAACTGACACCTAACTTAACTCCGCTTTCTAACATTGTACGAACAAGGTTGCCCATCGGTGTTGGAAGAATTTTCATCTTCCCATAACCATTAGGACCGTCCATCCACATTTGAGTAATCATATGGGACACACGATCTAAATTCACTTTTAGATCATCGGGATGATCAACCTCTCCAAGCACTGAATAACCATTTTGAATCTGGTCATTCAGTGTCTTAACGGCTCTTTCAATTTCGTCTACTGGGTAAACTCTTTGATTAGCGTTTCGTATACCACCTTGAATGGCAATGCCTTTTAGGTAAAGACTTTTGCCATCCTTATCGTCACTCTCAAGCACAGCTTGAGCTTGATCAAAACTTAGATGTTCACGAAGATAGGTTAATTTCATCCCGTTTCTCTATTTTTATATTAAAGCTTTTTGCTGCCTAGTACAGACTTTTCATTGCCGACTGATGTTTGACCGGCTTTGTCACCTGTACCTGCACCTACTGGGCCTGGACCTGCGCCTTTCTTCTCTGCGCCATGACCGCCAGCAACCTTACTTAGGTTCTTGACGCCCATCTTTCCGCCAGGAACGTTACCGTTGCCGGTCTTCATATCCTGTGCGTTCTTTACAAGACCACCGGCCTTACCGTGTGGCTTTGTTCCGTCCTGGTTTTCGCCCTTTGCAGATTGTGCAATATTCTTTGCATCAGCACCTGTTGTTGGCTTACCCTTTCCTGAGCTTACTGGGCTCTTGCCTTCTGAAGCAGCACCCATGTTTTCACCTGTGCCTGCGCCAGCTGGCTTACCCTGTGCCTTACCTTTAGCACTGTCCCAGTCGTGTCCTACCTTTTCAACATATTCGCGTGTTAGGCGCTTGCCTTCTGGTAGACCCATCTTTGGCTCTTCGTCATTGTCCATTCCCATATCTGCATCGGCGTCCATGTCGTCACCGCCAAATGCGTCTGCTTCGCCACCTTGGGCTTTTTCTAGTTCTGCAAATGCAGCTTCTAATTCTTGGATTGCATTCTTGATGTCAAGAATTGCATCGTCTTCTGAAGCTTCGTTGTCATCACCGTGCTCTTCTTCGTCACCGGCCATAACTTCTGCGCCTAGTTCGTCTGTAGCGTCGCCCTTTTCAAAGTCATGTTCGTCATCTGAACCAGCGTCCATTACATATGAATCTTCTAGTTCTTCTGCTGCTTCGTCGATATCTTCATCGGCAGCTTCTTCCATGTCTTCGTCTTTGGCTTCGTCCATGTCCTCATCAGCAGCTTCTTCCATGTCTTCGTCTTTGGCTTCTTCTACTGATTCGTCAGCTTCTTCGTCATGAGCTTCGTCTACTGACTCTTCGGCTTCTTCTTTTTTAGCTTCTGTTTCAATTTCTTCATTGATTAGATCTTCATAGATCGTACGTGATTTTTCAACAACGATTTCATGGAAAAGTTCATTTGCCTTATCCATTTCTTCGTTGACTAGATAGTCTAGTAACTGTTCAAATTTCT